TCATGGTCAAAAATTGCAGGTTGCGCTGGATGATGTTGGCGTAGGTCACGGCGCTGCCGGACACTGCGGCGTCGACCAGGTCAGCCGGCACGTCGAGGAACCGGGCGATGTCGACGGGACCGAGCTTGCGGGCCTCGATCCACTCCATGCCGGTCTGCTCGGCCTGGACCATGTCGTATTCCCAATCCTTGCCGGTGACCAGCACATCACCGGAGTGCACGGACTCTTTGACCCGGGCTTTGATCGCGTCGGTCTGCGCCTCGCTGGGGGTGGCCTGCGTGACGTTTTTCAGGTGCCCGCGAGGGATACCGCCGGAGGTAAACCAGGACAGCGCAAAGTCCTGAATGGACAGGTTCTCGCTGATACACCAGGCCGCGTACATGATCGGCGACAGTCCCAGGTGAAAGCCCGCCACCGTGTACTGCTTCTCATGCCAGATCTCGCACGGGTCATAGGGATGGCCGCGGATGAACCACTGGATCAACCGGTTGTCGACGACCTTGACCGACACCCAGGCCAGCGGCACCAGTTCAATACAAGCCGGCAGGCCATAGCCGTTTCGTTCAGTGATGATACCCACCGAGTTGCCGGAGCGGTCCAGGTCGAACTGGGTCGAATACATCCATTCCATGTAGTCGATGCATTTACCGCCGGGCGCCACGATGACCGGTGGGGCGGGGCAGGACACCGAGGGCAAGCCGGGTGGGGTCTTGCGGTAGGTCCCGATCGGCAGGGTGGAGATCAGGTTGGCCCGCAGCCGCAGACACGCCCAGACTGCGCTGTATCGCAGCGCCGACTCGTCGTTGATCATGTTGCCGGGCAACAGCTGCATGGGGTAGCGGTGCGGGATCACATCGGCCGCGGTCGCGCCCGGGAACTCGTTCCAGTACGGGCCTTCAATGTTGGACGTACGGAATAATAGCGACATGAGGCAGCTACCCCTTACTCACAGCAATGGTGCTTGCGCTTGCAGTAGGGGCATAACCAACGGGTGCTGATCGGATCAAACGGTCGATTACATAACTCGCACACGATCACGTCGTCAGAACCTTTTTGACACGTTCGACCCAGCTCGGGTCGGTGCCGTTGGCCGCGGGCTCGGCCAGCGGCTTGGATCGGGTGGCTGGCTGAGGCCCCGGCCCTGGTTTGGGTTTGGGCGCTGGCCGTTGCCGACTGGCCGACAGCGCAGCCGCAGCCAACAGGCCAAGGCCCGTGACCAACAGGAACCCGGCGGCTCCAGCCCACCAGGAGGCCAGCACGCCCAGCCCGAAGGCCACGAACAGCAGACCCAGGGTCTCCATGCCGGTGATGATGAGTTCGTAGACCAATCTCACCGGATCGACTCCAAAATGTCGTAGATGGCCACGTCATGCACCGCCAAACCATGTAACGCCTCGGCCATCGCCATGAGCGCTGTGATGTCCGACAGCGACGTCTTACGGGAAAACACCCAGTCATCGACCACGTCACGCTTGCGCGCAGCCCGGATCGCATCGGCGGTGACCTGTTGACCAAGATGACGTAGTCGGTCGCCGGCCGGCGCGGTCGCCGCGGCCAGGAAGGCCCCCGATGCTTGGGCCAGTTCTTTGCCCAACAGCCGCATCGGTTCGAAACCCGCGGCCTGCAAATCGGTGAGTAGTGCTCGAGCCGGACCGGACCCGTCCATGACCCAGGCCACCGGATGGTGTTCGTTTTCCAGTTCGATGATGCGGGGCACCATCCACTCGACGCCGGGCCGGTGATCCAGTACCCCGTCCCGCGAGGTGATCTCGACGTGGGGGATGCCGTCCTGGCGATAGCCGGCCACACCGATGGCGCCGCTGGTCAGTCCTGGAGCGACGTCGAAGGCGAACACCACGCCGGAGGTGATCTCGGAGAACTGGTCGATCAGTCGGGCCCATTGCCCGGCCGTGACCAGTGCCTCACCGCCGGGGTCATCCCACACGCAGAGCACTTCCCGAGCGAACTCGACCGGATCCATGGACCGCTGAGCTCGTAACAGCGTGGACAAGGTGATGCGCCGGCCGAGCGCCGGGTTGGATTGGGCCAGTGCGACAGGATCGGTGGCGACGGCTTCCGGGTTGGCCCGGTAGCCGTCTTCGTCCGTCGACCACTCGAAATAGGCCAGGTCATCGTCTTTGTTGATGCCCCGCTGCCGCACCGCGCGCAGCGCGTCGGAGTTGACCATGCCGGCCATGCTCACGTACCACAGTTGCCAGTTGGATCGAGCGAACATGATCGGCATCAAGGCCCCGACCATGGCCGCGGTCAAGGCAAAGGCCTCGTCGAAAAAGATCAGGTCATACCCGGCCCAGCCCCGGGCACTGGCCCCGGTGCGGGCCACGAAATCCATCCGGGCGGCCTCGGAACGCGTCGTCGGACCGGAGTCGGTGATGATCACCGGCGGTGGCTTGAGCGTGATCGACTGTTCCTCGTTGGCCACCCGGATCTGTTTGACCTCATTGTCGAGGTCAGGTACCCCTTCGATCAGATACTGGATCCGCTCACGGATCTTGCGGCTGGTGGCCATCAGGTGAGCGGTGTACACGATCTTGGATCGGCGCAGATACATTGCGTGCAGCGCCGCTGACTCGACGCAACTTCCCTTGCCATTCTGCCGGCCAACGACTAGACCGACTTCACTGGCCGACCATTGCTCGGCGACATCCTGTCCCAGTGCCCCGGTCAATACCCGGCGTTGCCAGGGATCCAGCACCAGCCCGGCCATAGCGGCCAGCGCAATGGCATCCTCGCCGGCCGAGGTCACATAGTTCGGAACATGCTCAATTCGCGGTATCTGGCTGCCGAGCAGCACGTCGTTGCCGGAGTTCATCTAGCTGGCTCCGTTCCGGCTCGACTGGCGGTGGGGGAGCTGGTTGCAGCAACCGCTCCCACCGCTCAGACAGCTTGCGCAGATCAGTCAGGACCCGCAGCACCCGGTTACCGGACGGGTCGTGCCCGTCGTCGAACCGGCGCGCAGATTCACGGCCTAGCTCAATCAGCGCACATTCCCGGTTCCGCAGATCCGGTGCCAGCGCCGCGACGTGGCGCTCGTATGCCTCGAGCATCTAGATCCAGTGCGGGTTCGGGTCGTCTTCCTCATCGACCACATACTGCGGAGTGGTGTCCTCGCTACTGCTCCGGCCGATGCCCAACGCCTGGCTTTCCTCCTCTTTCGGGGTCATCCAGTCGCTAGATTCCGAGCCAACGACGTCGGTATCCGGGTCATCGTCGCGCTCGGTGATGCTCTGAAACAACACATCGTTGGTACCAAAATCGTCTTCGTCCTCGGTCACTTTCAGGTTTCCGGGTTGGCTGACCGGCAAACTGTCCTCCCGATCATCGGCCGTGTTCTCCCGATGGGGAAAGTTGAGGACGTCTTGTGGCTCCAGGGTCGGAACATCCCGGACCGGGAACGCCCGGACCGGAGCGCCACCCCGACGGGTCAGTCTCGGCGTGCCGTGCCGGACGAACCGGGCTGAGCTGTCCGGGGGTCGCATATCAGCTACCTAACTCATCCAGCCAGTTCATGCCGGCGCCCTCTTCGGTCTTGGTGCCCAGCTTCTCGGCCGCGGTGGTCTCATCCTCACGGTCATCTTCTGGCACCACGTCATCGGGTGAAGGCATCGCCGGATGTGCGTCAGACGGGGTGGTCGGCTTGCCCTGATCATTGTTCGCCGAAGTGGTCTTGTCCTGGTTGTCGTCGAAGTTGTCTCGCTGGGCAGTGGCCGCTTTGCGTTCCAACGCCGCGGCGGTAGCTGACCGGTGCGTGGTCAACAGTGCACTGCCACGGGGGGCGACCGGGCCCACCCGGCGAACTGACCGGCCCGTGCGTGTGATGTTCGGATCCATGACCTACTCCTTTTCAGTAAAGCGTTTGCTTTGCTTCTTGCTCGTCGTCCTGCGGCGTGGTGCCGTCCATGGTGTCGGCCAACGTGCCCGGTTCATCACCGGGTGGCTCGGCCCAGTCGAAAAGTCCGCGGGTCTCTTTCCCGTCGTCGGCATCGTCATCGTCTTCTGCACCCGGCGGATCTGGCTTCGTCTTCGGTTTCGGATCGTCGTCCTCGGCCCGGTGAAAAACAGGGCCACCGCCACGAAGAGCGTTCAACTGACCAGGAATCCCGCCAGCCGAGTGTCGAGCAAGACCTGGGGCTGCCCGCTGGCGCGTTGTTCTAGGAGTCATCGCCGCCGCCTTGCGAATCCTTATCATCGTCTTGTGGGAACGGCTCGACGTTGGTTGGGCCTTGTACGTCGTTAGCATCACCGTTTAGCCAGCCCTTGGTCACCTTGGCACGCCGCAGCATGCCCGCGCCGGCAGGGTGACGCACAGTCGGACTCTGACGCCCCGATACCCGTACGGTCCTGGGATTCATCTTGATACCTTCCTAATCATCTTTAGGGTCCCCCGGAAAAGGTACGAGGTAGTCCAGTCCGTTAGTGCCGCCTTGCGGTTCCCACGCCGTGGTATCGGTGTCCCGCTCGGTCGCTTCCCCCGGCAGGATCTCCCGCTCGTCTTCGTCGGTGTCCGGAGGCGTGGGTGGCAGATTGAACGAGTCATCCCCGCGTTTTTCGTTGGTGTCCGGCGCGAAACCGTCAGGGATATACGGCGAGACATCATCCGGGGGGATCGCGGCGCGCACGACCGTTCTGGCTACCGCGGGTCTGCTAGGGCGCCGCACGTTCATGCTGGAAGCTATCCGCGCTGCTCTCCGGTCCATGTCTACTCCTCTAGGAACTACTCGGCGCCGCGTCAGATGGTGGGGTCGAGATGTCGTTGGCCATGGGATCCAGGTCATCCGGGTCCTCGACCATGCCCAGTCCCCCGCACGTCGAACAGATACCCATCCAGCCGCTACGGCCACTGCCGTGACAGGTGGGGCAGGTCCTGGTCTTTTTCTTACGCACTACGGACCGACCGATATCGAACCACCGCATTAGCCGTTGCCTTCAACGATCAGTGGGGTACTCGCGCCGTTAGACTGCGCCGAGAGCAACCGGGAACGTTCTACAAACAATTCCCTGATTTGTTCTCCGATAATGTGATTGACCACCTCTGGCGGTGCCCCGATGGGTACAAAGAAGCTACGCTGCAACAATGCGCCGAGTGAATGTAGCGCGCTACAATGGACATAGCACAAGTACACGGGCTGCGGACCAGTTGACGCCGGAACTATCGCCAAGACAATGTCCCAGGACACATTCTCACCCAACGCGGCCTGGTCGACGGCCTTCTTGATCGCGGCCTGAAAGGTCGGCCGGACGGTTGCGATAAGCTCGGTGACTGCCACGCTGCCCCCTCCCTTGTTAATCAAGTCCGAAAGTTGTAGTCGGATCCCTCGGCGCTATCTGCGAGCATCTGAGCTTGCGGATCGTCGTCATCGATCACGAGTTCGCCCGCCTCGACGGCCGCGTAGGTCTCCGCCGACAGACCGCGATGGGCCGGCATCTTTCGCCGCAGGATCTCCTCGCTGGATCGTTGCTCGAGCTTGCCGGATAGCTGGTCCCACAATTCACCCACGGCTGGCTCCTGTTCGGATGAAGATCAAGTATCCATCGTAGCAGGTCAGGACATCGAAGTTGATCTTGACTCTACGTTACTTCTGATTGCGGAGAGAGATACGCTGGAGAT